ATTGTTAATTTACATCCAAGATGGTATCGAGGCTATTCTTAAGAATTACCGTTGGGAATTCAATACCGCTCAAAACCGTTTAGAGATCAAGACTTTGGCTGATAACTTCTTATCACAAATTCTTTCAGATGGTGGAGTTTACGACTTCCAAAACATTATGGATTCAACAAACAACACAGCTGAGGTGATTGATAACAATATCGGTATCCTTGATACTTATATCGAACCGGTAAGAGGTATGGGAATCTTAGTTCACAGAACTACAATTCTTAAAACTGGATCTATCGCAACAGGTAACTTCCTATAAAAACTTAATAATGGCCGACTTTAATCGGTCGGCCATTTTTTAAAGGACTAAAGATAAATATAAAAAAACAACTATACACAAATGGCAGGTTTACCACATTTCTTAAATAGTAAAGCAGCTACTAAATGGTACGAACCATTTTATCAAAACTTGTTCGAAGTAACCATTTTGCCTCCAGCAACAGTTACTGGTGGAAGTATTTTGATTGAGCATGTAAATAAAATTGCAGGTTTAACTCAAGATAAAGGTGCAGAAACTATTGAACAAAAATATAAATTCGCTACTCGTTCATATGCTTCAGGAACTCCTACAGGTACGACTAATGATCTTACTGTAAGTTTCTCTTTGAACTTGAATGATGCTAACGAACTTTATGTTTACAAAACAATACGTGACTGGTTCCGTTTAGTTTACAATCCACTTACAGGTGAGCAAGGTCTTAAAAAAGACTACATTGGTACATTGATCGTAACTAACTTCAACCGTAAAGGTGACATCTTCTGGCAAAGAACATTCCATGATTGTATCCCTAAAGGAGACATTCCTGAATTAGGTCTTGACTACGGTGGTGGTGATAAAGTTGATATGGATGTAGCATTCAGATCAGACTGGTGGGAAGAAAACATCGTTTAATTCACAAAACTATTTAATACAAAATATTAAAGGATTCGAGGAAACTTGGATCCTTTTTTTGTGTTTATACATATAACAAAAAACATTAGTATAACAATGGAAGCACCTTATATTTGGGATTCTAATCCAGAAGCCGAACAAAGCATAGTAGTAACCAACGCTTTTAAAATTAAACCAAAAAGTGACAAAAGATTTTTTGTTGTAGATAATTTTTTCGAAGATCCTTATGCCGTTAGAGAATTTGCATTACAGCAAAAGTATTGGGATGGTGAAGGAGCGGTTGGATGTAGAACTAGAAAACAATTTCTTTGGGAAGGTCTTAAAGAGAAATTCGAAGAGATTATAGGTGAGAAAATTTCAAGTCATACCGAAAGTGGTTATGGCTGGGATGATATAGGTATCAATGGTAGATTCCAAAGCTGTAAAGCAGGAACTCCTATGGTATTTCATTGTGATGCTCAAAAATGGGCAGCAGTTATATTCTTAACTCCTGATGCACCACCACAAAGCGGAACGAGTTTCTACCGACATAAAGAAACAAAAATACACCACTCAAGCCAAATCAATTGGGAAAGTGGACAAGGGGATATTGTATTCAATCAAAAAACATTTTTAGATCCAACTCCATACGAACGAGTAGATACGGTAGGAAACGTATTTAATCGATTAGTTATATTCGATGGAGGTTTAATTCATTCAGGGAATGATTATTTTGGATGGGACATGGAAACGAGTAGATTGTTTCAAATATTCTTTTTTGAATAAAAAAATAAAGTCTTAATGGCTAAAATTAACCCAAAACCAGTAACAGGATATCGACTTCTAGTATCGGAACCTTCAATGAATGACGAAACAACTAAATTCATTGAAAACATTTCCGAAGTTTGGAATTCAAGATGGTTAACAAACGGAGGACCAAAAATTCTTGAATTAGAAGATCGAATCAAAGAAAAGTACAACATCCCTAATATATCGATAGTTGTAAATGGTACAGTAGCATTACAAATGGCTATTCGTGCTTTAAATCTCCCTAAAGGTGGAAATATCATCACCACTCCATTTACTTGGATATCATCAACTTCTTCAATTCTATGGGAAGGTTATAAACCTCGGTTTGTAGATATTGATCCAAACACATTAAACATAGATCCAAAGAAAATAGAAGAAGCTATAGATGAAGACACCGTTGCAATCTTAGCAGTTCACGTTTTCTCAAATCCTTGTGCAGTAGAAGAAATCAAAGCAATTGCAAATAAACACGACTTAAAAGTTATTTATGATGCAGCTCATGCATTTGGGGTTTCTTACAAAGGAAAAGACGTTTCAACATACGGAGATGTTTCTATTCATTCATATCATGCAACTAAAGTATTTAATACGGGTGAAGGTGGTTCAATAATTTCGACTGATAAAAGGTTAATGGAAAGAATCGAACATATCCGAACTTGCGGCCTTAATGATAAAAAAGAAATTGTAAGAATCGGAACTAACGCCAAGGTTCATGAAGTAACGGCATGTATCGGTCTAACAAATCTCGAAATTGTTGATAAATCTATTGCTTATCGTAAAGAACTATATGCAAAATATGTTGAAAATCTGAAAACTTTAATTGATTCAGGAAAAATACGTCTTCAAAAATTCAAAGAAGATGCATACAATTATTCATATTTCCCTGTAATTTTCGAATCCGAAGAAACAGTTCTTAAGGTAAATGAACTACTTAAAGATGAGCTCATAATGGCTCGTAGATATTTCTATCCATCTCTAAATAAGCTGAAATGGGGTCATGGTCAATCATGTCCAATCAGTGAAGATATTTCAAAAAGGATTCTTTGTCTTCCTTCTCATGATCGAGTTACCGATGAAGATGTTAAAATAATTTGTTCTAAAGTCTATGAAATTGTTTCGTAATTTTATCATAATCATTGGTATATTCTTATCATCGAATGCATATTCACAAGTAAAAACCTCTATAGGATTAGGAGGTAATATAGCCACAGGTAATTCAGAGATCTATGGGGTGAATGCTAAAGCATCTCTTGGTTCACTAGATAACTCTAAACACCAATGGGGTATATCTCCTAATTTTGTTTATACGATGGTTCGTAATGACAATAATGAATATCAAACCAAGCAAAGAGAAGGTTATATGGCTGGTAGTTATTCAACTAAGGTTGGTAAATCTAAAGTTATTGGTTATGGTGAATTGGAAAATTCATTCAATAAGAAAATTGATCTTCGATCTTCTTTTGGTTTAGGTTGGGGTTATGATCTAATCAGAAACGATAAAGTAACTCTTCTTTTTTCAGAAGCTGTTATGGGTGAATCATATCAATCAAGTATTAATGTCTCTAAAAATCTACAATCAATTCGACTTTCTACGAGAATTAAACTTGAGATAAAAAAGCCAATCAAATTTACTTCAATCACATTTTTTCAACCTGGAATATTATCCGATGCTAATGTTTCTTTTCGTGATAACATCAATCTTAGATCCAACAATACAATAGAAATCCCGATCAATAAAAGAATGTCATTCAATATTAATTGTGATGTTAATGGATCAACTTACTCAAGGTTTGTAGATCCAACGGTAAAATCATACGATGTCATATCATCCTTCATGATAACCTACAAAAACTTTTAAAATTGTTAATAACTTTTTGACCCGAAATTTTTTAGTTTCGGGTTTTTGTTTTATATTTGTATATCACATTAAAATAATACAATATGCAAATCTCGGTTAATCGTAAACAAGCAAATCTTATCATTCAATGTTTAAACGAAAAATTGGAAAATCCTGAACTTCTAACCGAAGAAGAAATCGAACAAATCAAAAATCTTAAGGAAGAAATCACATACCAAGATTGGTAATTGATCCCTTTTTACGAGACAACATAAAATAATAAATTCAAACTATATAGTAAATGAAGTCAGCAGAAATCAGTAAGAAATATGAAATGTTAGATGAAATTCAGCACGTCTTAAAACGTCCTGGAATGTATATCGGTTCAACAAAACCTCATGACTCTAGCGAATATTTCTTGGAAGATTCTTTTGTAAAGAAGGACATACAATATAATCCTGGATTCTTAAAACTATTCGATGAAATTGTTTCTAACTCAGTCGATGAATCTAAAAGAAATCCAAACCTAAATCAAATCAACGTACAAGTCAACGAAAAAACAGGTGAAATATCAATCCTAGATAATGGCGGAATTCCTGTTATTATTCACGATAAGCTAGGAATTTGGATTCCTGAAATGATCTTCTCAAATCTTCGAGCAGGATCTAATTTTAACGATGCCGAATCCAGAACAGTTGCTGGAACAAATGGTGTTGGATCTACATTAACAAATATATTCTCGAAGAAATTCACCATCAAAACATCCGATGGTAAAAATCAATTTGTACAAACTTTTACCGACAATATGGGTAAAAGAACAGAACCTAAAATTCAAAAATCAGATAAGAAATTCACTGAAATATCTTACATCACAGATTTTGAAAGGTTTGGAATGGAAGGTCTTGATGATGCACATATTCAAATGATTCGTAAAAGATTAATTGATATCGCTGCATGTAATCCGAATTTAAAAATTCAATTCAACAAAGAGAAGTTTAAATTCAAAACATTCAAGGAATATGCAGATTTGTATACTCCTAACACAATGTACGAAAGATCTGAAAATTTTGAAATATCTTTTGCACCTTCATCTAACGGATTCCAATCTATCTCTTTCGTCAATTCAATCGAAACTAAAGATGGTGGAACACACGTCAATTTTATCATGGGTCAAACTATCGATAAGCTTAGACAAATGATCTTCAAAAAACATAAGGTTGATATTAAACCTTCGGATATCCGAAATCACATTATGTTATTTGTTAATTGTACGGTAATCAATCCTGCATTCTCATCTCAAACTAAAGAGAAACTTATTACTGAACCTAAAGATTTTGGTTCTACTCATATTGTTTCCGAAAAGCTTGTAAAATCACTTTTCCAATCCGAAATCGTTGCATCAATATTAGATTGGATTGAAAAGAAGAAAATGGCTGATGAACGAGCAGAATTAAGAAAGCTTAACAAAAACCTTTCAACTGCTAAAATTCTTAAGCTAATCGATGCAAAAGCAAGAGATAATCGAGATCAATGTGTCCTTGGTATCTTCGAGGGAGATTCGGCTAAATCAGCTGTTCGTCAATTCCGTGATCCACAAACATTTGGTGCTTTCCCTTTGAAAGGTAAGTTCTTAAATGTATCGGAAATGAAAAACACCGAAGTTATTAAAAACGACGAGGTAACAAATCTCATGGGTTCATTAGGTCTTCGATTAGGTGAAGAACCAGAAAATCTACGTTACGGTAAGATTCTTATATACACCGATGCCGATCCCGATGGTGATGCAATTGCAGGACTTCTAATGAATTTCTTTGGTAAGTATTGGCCAGAATTATTTCAACAAGGACGAATCTATCGAGTTCTTACTCCTATAGTTGTTGCCAAAAAAGGTAAAGATGTTCTTTCATTCTACACAAAAGAAGAATTCAACGAATGGGAAAAGAATAGCAACACTAAAGGTTGGAATACTGAATACAAAAAAGGACTTGCCGCTTTGGAAGATGAAGAATATCAAGAAATTATCACTAACCCAAAGACAATCCAAATTTCAAATGATGTCCTTTACAAAGAATCTTTACATGCTTGGTTCGGTGGTGATTCATCTTTACGTAAGAAAAAATTACTCGAATTTTGTTAATAACAATTTACCAAAACATTTTCTCTATTAGGGAAATTTTATTATATTTGTATATCAAAATAATTAACTCAAATTTTAAACATGTCAAAAGTCAAAGCTAAAGCAACAAACGATCAAAGAACTATATCTGATTATTTAGATAGAGAATACGCTGCTTATGGTATGTACACTATCGAAAACCGAGCAATTCCTTCGGCAATTGATGGATTCAAACCAACACAACGTAAGATCATTCATGTAGCAAATCGAATTTGGAAAGGTGGAAATGATAAACCGACTAAAGTATTCCAATTTGCTGGACGTATTGCTGCCGATGCACATTACCATCACGGTGATGCATCTCTAAATGCTGCAATTATTGGTATGGCACAAACGTTTAAGAATTCAATGCCTTTGCTTGATGGTATCGGTCAATTCGGTTCTTTACGTTCTCCTGAACCAGGAGCTGCTCGTTACGTATCAACTAAATTGAATGGTAATTTCAGATTGCTTTATAAAGACTTCGAATTGTTAGAATCTCAAGAAGAAGAAGGAAATGAAATCGAACCTAAATTCTTCTTACCGATTATACCAACAGTTCTACTCAATGGATCTTCTGGTATTGCGGTTGGATTTGCTACAAACATTCTAAACCGAAATCCAATCGATCTTATCGATGCATGTTTAAAATCATTGGAAGGAAAGAAATTTAAGGAACCACTTCCTTGGTGGAAAGACTTTCACGGTCCGGTATCTAAATTAGACGTTGCAACCTCATCTTTCGTAATCAATGGAGTTCTAGATGTAGAAAACACTACGACTGTTAAAATCACAGAGCTACCTCCTTCTATGACCTATCAAAAATTTGAAGCACTTCTTACTTCACTTCAAGAAAACGGTCATATTCAATATTACGATGATAATTGTACAAGTAAAGAAATCAACTACACTGTTAAGTTTCAACGAGCAACACTTGCCGAAAAAATAAAAAAGGATATCTTATTTAAGATGTTCAAATTAGGTGAAGCAGAAACAGAAAACCTAACTTGTCTAGATGAAAATGGTAAGCTAATTATCTTCAAAAACGTAACGGATCTAATCAATTACTTCGTTAAATTCCGTTTAGGATTCTACGATAAACGTAAGGAATACATTCTAAACGAGTTAACTGATCAAAACAAATTACTTAGTAATCGAGCTCGTTTCATCAAAATGATTATTGATGGAAAACTTAAAATCAACAACCGTCCTAAAGCAGACATCGTAACAGATTTAGAAAAAGCTAAATTTGATAAGATATCTGATTCTTTCGACTACTTACTTAGTATGGCTATTCATTCACTTACCAAAGAAAGATATGAAGACCTACTAAAACAGATTGCGGATAACGAAAAAGAAATTATCCGAATCAAAGCAATTCTACCTATCGATATGTATAAATCAGACCTAGTAGAATTGAGAAAAAAA